GCCCGGTTGTCTCAACACATTTTCATGAATGCCGAAGCGAACCAGATCATGGAAGCCGAGTTTAAGGCGCAGGAGTCGGTCGACGCGGAGATTTCGGAGCCGAAGCCAGAAGCGTACGCGTGTAGGAAGTGCCCGAAGGGGAAGCATTGTGCGGAGCAAGAGTCGTCGTCCACGTTTCAGTCGAAGCGCAAGTCGTATGAGGAGACGGGGTATGAAGCGCTTCGGAATTCGGAAGTTCAGGTCAGGAGGGGTACCGTCACTACCTGTAACTCGTCCCATGCTATTACGTGGAGCTCCAACAGAAGCTAGTAGCGTTGATTCTTTTTCGTTGTTTACGTCAACGCTGGATAATCAAGGAACGACATCGTCAGCCTATGCTATGTCTTATCAGACAGCATTCTTTGATGCTGATGCATTTGGTTTGGATCCTTTTATGCGTTATGGTATATTTAGACGCAGTGTGAATTGTATGATTCAGAATGCAAGTAATGTACCTGGTATTATTGTTCATCGGTGGTTGTTCACATTGAAGAATACCGTTCGGATGAATGAAACTGATCAAACATTCTATGATATCATTGCTAATGTTGAAACTCAAGCTGGATACAGCTCTGGAGAGTGGCTTAAACGTGGAGCAAGTCCTCTGAGTGTTGCTGGAATTCATAATGTGTTTAAAATTAAACAGTTGAAGTCGATTAATATTAATCCAGGGAAGATGTATAATTTGGTGAAGTTTAAAGCGAAGACCAAGCGTGTAATTAAGACGTGGTTAACGCAGTTGAGTTCAACTGGTGATCTTACGACTGCTGGTCGTAAGTTTAATTGGCGTAAAGGTTATACGTGGTTAGTTACGAAGGTTGAATCTCCTATGATTAAAGGAGATGGTGGAAATAATGGTCCTGCTCCTGCAAAGGTTCAGGATTATGTTTATGTTAGTAAACGTATTTTGCACTATACGTCGTTGGTTTCGCATACTGATGCTGGTACTCTTAGTGCACAAACTGGTACTGGTAAGGTGTATGCGACTACTGGTGCGCTTGTGGCAGATCTTAATACTTTTTAAGTGTATTCGTGTGTTAGTTTTTGCTTTCATCTAGTTTCTAACATGAGTGAATAAATAATTGTCTGTCTGGCGGTGTCTGTCTGGCGGCCCGCCAGCCGTATAGCCCCCGCCGAAGGCGTGGGGCGTGCTGCTTAACTAGGGTTATTAAGCAATTTAGGGTTATTAAATCTGTCTTAGAATAAATTTATTAATGGTTATTACGTTAAAAAAAAAGGATACTTGAGCCGCGGGGGGCCCCCGCGTTAGCGGGGGTCCGCGTGCGATTATTGAGAAGCTTGGTTAGAACGATCGAAGAAGTCAGAGAAGTGAGTAACTTTAAAACGACGTTGGAGAGCAGAACACATAGCTTCGTCAGTCCAAATTTCATCTATCGTATAGTTGCTTGTGATAACGACTGTCTTAGGGCGTATTCTGATAGCGCCTCCTTTCGTCTCCGCAATGTACGCATATCGATCGGACCATATCTTAAGATGGTAGCCCATGTAGACGTGGTCTTTGCCGAGATCGTCGATAATGAATGCGTCTTCGTTTTGGTAGCCGTCGAACCACTTGTTTGGCATTTTCTCATAAGCGCCTTTGAAATTTTGGCGCGCAGTAAAGCTCTTTCCTGTTCCAGGAGGGCCATAATACCACACTCCGCAGACATCGTCGAGGTCATTAACACGTTCCATGAAGTCTTTCTTGATTTCCTTGAAGGTGCGGTAATGCCTAACCAATAGATCAGGTTCAATTTGATCAAGAGAACCTGTTTTAGCTGATGCTAAAGCTTCTTCATATCTCCGCTTGTTGGTTGCACCCCCACGGTCTCTTGCCTCTTGAGTGGAACCGATGGGACGAGTTCCTGTCTCGGTGAAATCTCCTCCTTTCTTGCAGTAGTCAATTGCTTGATCAAAGGATCCTCGTTGGATTTCAAGATGAGCTCTCGGCAGAGCGGTGGACAATTGCGCTCGAGTCTTAAGAGTCTTGAAATAGCAGTAACCCTGAAGATGCGGTGTCCCTCCTTCACCAGTTTCTGTGCCGACAATAAAATACTGGAAGCTAGGTTGCGTAATAAGGTTTGCAACATTAAATCTATCCTCTTCAGTGAAGTTATTAATAGTAAAACAATAACCTCTCGAACGAGACATGAAAAAGAATGTATTAAGAGTGAATTGACTAGAGGGGACCCCGAAGAATGTCAAATGTAGCTAGAAGTCGAGAACGTGATTACAACGACACAGGGGGCAGACGTAGAACCCTTCGGTTGAGTCGAGGTCGATGAGCTCTTCCATTAGGCGCTTGTAAGGTTCTGGGTAGTATTCGAACATCTCAAGGATATTGAGCCAGTCGCCCTTCTCTGCGTGGAACTTGTACGCCGGATTCTTGTGAAGATCGTGGACGAGTCTGACGGTAGCGTCGACGCAGTCTTGAACGAATGCAATCCAACATCCAGGCGTGATGAAGTAGCGCCCATAACAGCCTTCTCTCTCTGTCCACAGAAAGGTGCCTCGGATCATAGATATCTGATGATTCTGACTGAGTGCGTTCATGATTAATGAGTGGCATGAAGAAAATATGAGGGAGAACTCCCTATATGTAGCGAAAAATTGGAAAAAGTTCCTGACGAGCATTTGCCAATGCGAATAATGTGTTTAATTATGTCTGGCGGCCCGCCAGCCGATTAGATTGATCTAATTGATATATATATAAATGTTCTAATGCAATTAGTGTAGTATTTATTGAGAAAATCGAAAAAAAAGTAAAATATTTAATAAAAGGGCTAGGCCCTTTATCGAAGTTGATTCTATATAAGAAAAATATGCTGATTCTAGATATGCAATCAAAAATGCAAAATTCGAGTGGCACGCTCATGGGCACGAGCTGGATTCAAATTCAAATTTCGCGCCGAAAAAAAATTTAAATTTTCGCGCCAGACTGTGAGTGATCAGCAGCACCGGCCCACTATTACCCGGTAGCTGCTGATCAGCTGATCAGCGCGTGCCTCTATTCTGGCCGTGGCCGCTCTGGCGGCCAGGGCCCGGTTGTCTCAACACATTTTCATGAATGCCGAAGCGAACCAGATCATGGAAGCCGAGTTTAAGGCGCAGGAGTCGGTCGACGCGGAGATTTCGGAGCCGAAGCCAGAAGCGTACGCGT